CTTAAACGGACATTTAATGTCGGCTTCTGACTTTAACATAGAAGCGGAAGAAAACGAATGGTATAAGATTAAACGTGGCGACTGTGTACAACTAATTCAGGAATTACCTAATGAAAGTGTAGGATTAAGCGTATTTAGTCCACCATTTGCAGAACTTTATACTTATAGCTCACACTTAGAGGATATGGGTAATTCTAAGGATTATAACGAGTTTTTAACGCAATTTGGATTCCTTATTAAAGAACTTTATAGAGTGCTTATTTCAGGTCGTAACGTTGCGGTTCACTGTATGGATTTGCCTATTCAAAAAGGAAAAGAAGGATATATTGGATTGCGTGACTTTTCAGGAATGATTTTAAGGGCTTTTGAAGATGCTGGATTTGTTTATGCAAGTCGTGTAACAATTTGGAAAGACCCTGTTGTCGAAATGCAAAGAACAAAAGCATTAGGATTATTACACAAGCAAGTTAAAAAAGATAGTACAATGTCACGAGTTGGAATACCTGATTATGTTATGATTTTCCGTAAAGATGGAGATAGAAGTAACCCTGTAACTAATACAGATTTACCTGTTGACTTATGGCAAAAATATGCTTCACCTGTATGGATGGATATTGACTATGGTAATACATTACAAGGTTATAGAGATGCTAGAGCAGGTAATGATGAAAAACATATTTGTCCGCTACAATTAGATACGATTGAAAGATTAATACATTTATATTCTAATAAAGGAGATACTGTATTTACGCCATTTATGGGTATTGGTAGCGAAGTATTTCAGGCGGTTAAAATGAATAGAAAAGGTATAGGATTTGAATTGAAAGAAAGTTATTATGACTTAGCTAAGAAAAATCTACTACATGCAGTTGAAGAAAAAAAACAATCATCATTATTTTAGACTTGCATAACAATAATAATTTAGTTATATTTGCATAGCGGTTTTGTAGGCATACGAGTAAAAGGTAATACAACCAACCTTACCGCTTATTTTTTTTATATGGTTGTAATAAAAATGGTTGTATGGATATTTATAATTTATCTCGTAATTTCTTTAACTGGAGTTTTGAAAATCCAGACAAAATAAATCCTAATCACATAGCGTTGTATTTCTTTTGTATTGAACATTGCAATCGGTTAGGATGGAAAGAAAAATTTGGACTACCTACTACAATGGCTAAAGAAGCCATAGGAATAAAATCATATAATACTTACAAAAAAACACTTGATGATTTAGTTGAATTTGGTTTTATCGAAATGATAGAATTATCAAAAAATCAATATAGTTCTAATATAATTGCTCTATCAAAAAAAGATAAAGCACTTGATAAAGCACTTGATAAAGCACTGATAAAGCACACGTCAAAGCAAAGTGAAAGCACACATCAAAGCATTGATAGTATAGATATACAATTATACAATAATACAAATAAACAAGATTACTATTTAGTCAACGGAAAAATTATTAACGAAAATGTAGTTGATTGGTATTTAAAAAATCAAAGAACTATATTTGAAGCATTATTAATGCAAAACAATATTTCTACTTACGAAAGTAGAGTAATTGATTATCTTAGAGAAAAATTTATAAACGGAAGTAGTTTTAATGACTATAAACATATTTCAAATTATTTTGCTAAAGTAATAAAAGAATTTGCAGAAAATAATACTCCACGAAAAGCTAAACTTGTAAGATAATGGAATACACGGACTTTGGAATAAAAATACCATTTGGTCGTACAACAGGTGAAGTAACAACAACTTGTCCTAAATGTAGTCATACACGTAAAAAATCAACCGAAAAATGTTTAGGTATAAATTTAGATAAAAAAATATGGAGATGTAATCATTGTAATTGGACTGGATTTTTAAAAAATGAAATGCCAAAAATAGAATACAAAAAACCTATTTGGCGCAATAAAACGAATTTAAGCACATCGGTGGTAAAATGGTTCGAGCAAAGAGGAATAACGCAAAAAACACTACTTAAAACACGAATTACAGATGGTTTAGAGTATATGCCACAAACTAAACTTGAACAAAATACAATTCAGTTTAATTATTTTCGTGAAAACGAACTAATAAACATAAAGTACAGAACAAAAGAAAAACATTTTAAACTTCATAAAGATGCTGAATTAATATTTTATAATTTGGACTCAATAAAAGATACAGAAAGTTGTTTTATAGTGGAGGGTGAAATAGATGCACTTTCTCTAATTGAAGCTGGGGTTGAAAATGTTGTATCTGTTCCAAATGGAGCTACGATAAATACTAATAACTTACAATATCTCGACAACTGTTATGAGTATTTTATAAATAAAAAAGAAATAATACTATGGTTGGATAATGATACAGCAGGGCGTAGCTTAAAATATGCACTTGCTGAAAGATTAGGATTTGAGCGATGTAAATATATTGAAATAGAAGACTGTAAAGATGCAAATGAGTATTTGATTAAATATGGATTAAATGCGGTTATAACAGTAGAATCAAAAGCACAATATTTTCCAATTGAGGGTGTATTTACCATTTCAGATGTAAATAATGAGATAGACGACATGTATCTATATGGATTAGATAAAGGTGTGTCAATTGAAATGGAATCATTTAATTTAAACTTTGTAAAAGGATATTTAACTGTTATAACAGGAATACCATCACATGGTAAATCAGATTTTTTAGACCAAGTATGTTTAAAATTAAGAATATTACATAATTGGAAAGGTTGTTTTTATTCACCAGAGAATAGACCAACACAATTGCATTTTTCTAAAATGGTAAGAAAAATAAGTGGTAAGCATTGGGACGGATATAATAGAATTTCATTAGATGAAGTAAATGAAATAAAGCAGTATTTAGACAAATATATTTGGTTTTTGAAACCTGAAAAAGATTTTAGCTTAACAAGCATTCTTAAACAAATAAAAGCAATAAAACAAAGATATGGTTTAGATTATTTTGTTATTGATGCATGGAATAAAATAGAACATGCAGACGATAAAACAAGCTACATAGGAAAATGTTTAGATGAAATTGTAACATTTTGTGAGTTAAACAATGTTCATTGTTTTTTAGTAGCACACCCTACTAAGATTAAAAAAAACATAAATACTAATAAATATGAAATTCCTACACTTTATGATATTGCTGGTAGTGCTAATTTTTACAATAAAGCAGATAATGGAATATGTGTGTATAGAGATTTTGAGCGTGAGTGTTCAGAAATACATGTACAAAAAATTAAATTTGACCATTGGGGTACAGAGGGTTGTGCAGTTTACAATTATGATATAAAAAGTAAAAGATATTATACAGGTGTTTTAGATTCTAGGAGTTGGATAAAACCACAATCTTTAGCAGAAGAAATGAGAAATTACACAAAGACAGAAACTGAAAATTTTGAAATATTTTAGATATGAGTACTTTTGAGAAAATGAAATTATTAAAAGAAAAATTAGGAGATGAGTATTTTTATTATTTTGGCTCTATGATAATGGATGGATTTAGTATTGAATACTCAATTAACTATTTATATGATGCATTTTTTTAGCAATCAATATTAAAAAATTGAAATTTACATAAAAAAACTAAAATAAATTTGCGTAATTAAGAAATGGTAACTATATACAATTCTACACAAAAATTGGTATTTACACAAATGTTAACATTAAACCCTGTGTAGTATATGGACAAATGTATTAAGTTTGATACTGTGATTAACCACTTTAATAGGTATCAAGTTGGATTAACCCTAAATAATCTATCCCACCATAACGCTATTTATTCACAAGCTGCTTCAATTCGATTCATTCCGCACACGCATACAAAGGAAAATACAAGATGCTGGTTTGTATTTGGTGAATCCAATTTGCATAAATGGTCAAACATTTTCAAATGAACATAAAAATAAATGGCAACAAGCAGAAGAAAAAACAATAAAAGGAAATCTATTGCTAATTAAAAAATTAAAATAATATGGAATTAAAAGCAAACGAATTAAGAATTGGTAATTTATTTGACGAATTTGACGATGGTATTTTAGCAATAGAAGAAATAAAAAAAGATAGTGATGGATTTAAAGGCTATTACGCTGTATTTAAAAATAATTCTATAAAATGCCACACTAGATATTTAAAACCAATACCACTAACAGAGGAATGGTTGTTTAGATTTGGATATACAGAAAAAGACTTTTCAAATGGTAATATAATAAAAGTCATAAATGGAGGATATATAATAACCACATTATCAAATAAAGAAATTAAGTACGTACATAAATTACAGAATTTGTACTATGAATTAAAAGATAACGAACTAAAACTAAAATAATTTACTTAAATACTTGCTTTTCCCCATTAAAAATACTATATTTGAAGAACGATTTAGTATTATAGTATTGTTTTGTGGATTTAAAAGTTAGGAAGTGTAAGACAAAAGGTTG